TGGTAATCCTTCGCCTTGGCATCCTGGTTCAGCAAAACGTCATTGCAGTAGATTTCAAACTTATTAGGTTTGATACCACGTACAATTTTGTATTTCTTTTGGCCAATGTCGAACTCAATCTCAACAACACAATCCTTGGTGTTGATAGAGTTCATCAGTTGTGGTTTATTTATCTTACGAAAGGGTTTACCAAATAGACCGAAACACAAGGCATCCAGAATTGTGGACTTGCCTGCACCATTGTGACCAATGATAAGAGTGTTTGACGAACGGGTAAGGTTAATCTCAGTAAAGGCTGCACCAGTACTGAGAAAATTCTTCCAACGGACCTTTTGAAAATGAATCATGTTTGTTCGGAGTTGAGTGCCTCTACGAATAGTTCACGTAGAATGGACTTCAATTTTGTATTATCAATGTTTTCCTCTTTGACAGAATCCACAAATTTATTGAGGATAGTCAAAGTATCTTCTGCTTGGTCGACCATATCATCATCAATACCTTCGGACAAGTCAGTGAAATCTTCGTTAATAGTAACGTCAATCGGATTAACATTATACAAGTTATTCATAAACTTGTCAAACAAAAACGGGTTTGTTTTATTCACAACTACCACCTTCACATACGTGTTGTGGTACGGTGTTAGGTCAATCTTATTGATTTCGGTAATTGAATTCTCTTTGTCATCATACACAATACGATGGAACATTTGATTAGGATTTACGATGAACTCTAAGTCACCAGTGTCCAAATCAAAAAGATGGAAACCACGGTCATCACCGAAGTCTTGCCATGTAAGTTGATATGGGTTGCCGAGATACCAGATATCATCAGCGGTAGATTTGTGGTGGTAGTGACCAGAAAATGTGTGTGAGAATTTTCTGAATGTTGAACGGTCTAAACCTTCTTCACTAGGTTGTCCACGATGCATGGCAAAACCTGCAATCTCAAAGTGTCCCATGCAATACTTTGCTTTGGTTTCTTTCAACAGTGCAATAGACTGTTCGTAATTTTCTGGACAAATCCAAGGCATCATACAGATATCGTGTTCGTCCACATTGATAACTCTTGGACTATCAATCACATCAATGTTGTCATACTCACGCAACAACAGGTCAACAGAGTTAACCTCGTTGGTATTCTTAAAGTAAGTGTCGTGGTTGCCTGCCAACATGTGTATCTGAATGTCCATTTTCTGCAACGGATCAAAGAACATGTCCTTGGTACGTTTCAGTGAATAGAAATTAACGTACTTGCGGCGGTCAAATGTATCACCAAGAATCAATACAGTTTTGATACCTTCTTTTTCCAGTGTTGGAAGAAAGGTATCTTTGTAGAATTTTTCGTAATAATCTAAGAAATGTACGGAATCATTTCGACTACCGAAGTGTTGATCCGTTATTATTGCTACTTTCAATTCGTTTCCTCAATTCAGAACTACTATATGTGTGAGGCCTTTTATTGTAATAGGTCTCTTTTGCGAGGTATTTACCGGTATACATCTTCTCGCGGTATTCCTCACCTAGTATTCTAACATCATAATGTAATGTTGTCAACAAATTCAACAGGTCTTCTTCGGTAGAATATGGAATGATTTCATCCACATACTTGCAACCTTTGAGTTGGACGTATCTTTCATATACCGTTTGAACTGGTTTGTTCTTCTCCGGTCTATCAATCGTTGGATCCGTTTGCAGGCCAACGATTAGATAATGACAATGTTTCTTTGCCTCTTCCAACATGAGTACGTGTCCTGCATGAAACAAATCAAAACAGGAACAGGTAAGTCCAATTTTCATATCAATCCTCCAGGAACTTCTCAATACCTTTGGGTTTCTTGACTGTCTTTTCTGCCTTCTTGGCTGCACGACTGTCTTCATAGTTACCGATAAACTCGGCAATGTTGTCGTATAGTTCGAACTGTTTTGTGGTACCGTCTTCACCTTCCATCATTTCGAACTCATCGAGTACACCCATCATTTCGGTTGCCTTGTATTTGACGTACAACTGTTTCTTTTCCTTCTGAATCCTACGCAAGAAGGCATAGTAAACGATTTGGGTAAAGTATGCAAATGGATTCTTAGACTTGGTAGGGTCAAAGTTCCTGAAATACATGATGCAGTTTTCAATACCATCTGCCATCATTTCATCGCGGTATGTGTAGTTAATGAAGTTTGGCTTGTGCGAAAGACCTTCGGCAATCTTCATAAAGCACTCGCCAATGTAATTTGGCACTTTAGGTTCTGGCTTATTTGCTGCTTTCGCTGCATCACAAGATTCCTTGTAAGTCGTTAAGGCCAAAAGGAAATCTTCATTATTAATGTAATGTTTAACTTTACTCATTCAAAATATACCATAAAAAGTATTGACAAAGGGCTTGACAAAGTGTACATTCGAGTATGTACCCCCTATGATAATGCTTTAGTTCCATTGGTTTTCTGGTTTAATGTATTACCAGATTCTTATTGGAACCAATTTCATCCAAAGCATTTACCACCAGTTCCATCTCCTCATCGGACATCTTATCAATAGATTCGTTAGCGAGTTTGATTTGGTTGTACTTGTCAACTGTTGTTAGAAAATACTCGCAAAAATTATCAGATGGTTCAAACGTTGTGAGGATATCGTCTTGTTTAATAACAACACGGTTCTCTTTAACGATTGCGGTAGGCAACCAATGTTCCATTCTAAGGTTCATTTGTTTGCCACCATCTTCTACGTCTATCATCATAGGCGATACGAAAACCCAATTGCCATTATTCAAGCGTTCGATTATGGCAACCACATCGAATCCATCTTTCATTCTGACAATCTTTACTTCACGCATCTTTAAGTCCTATGTTATAAACCTTAAATGAGAACTTCTCCTCATTATATATCTTTGCTCGTTCAACGAAATGTCGGAGAGTATGATTCATGTGTTTCTTATGTCTCAAGTCATCCGCAATATCGAAAAGAGTTGCCATTTCTTTACCTTCAGCTTGTCGTAAACCACGACCGATTGATTGTAAACTTCTGACACGAGATTTAGAAGGAGATGCAAAGATAATATTGTGAAGATTTCTGATGTTTGTACCTGTACTAAAAGTACCAAATGATGCAACGCAGATTGCGTCCATCTCAGTCTCCATAATTTTTCTTATAGCCTCTCTATCTTCGGCGTCTGTTCCACCGTGGACAAAGAAGACCTTTCTCGTTCCTATTTTCTCACTCTCTTTGATAGCATTATAAAGGATTTGCCCATGTTTTTCAACCATTTGGTACAAAATAAGTGTATTACTACCTAAAGATAATGCGAGATTTTTGATGAACTTATTACGTTGTTCGTTTGCAATCAGGTATTGAATTTCATCAGGGTAAGAACACTTTGCCATTTCTTCACAAATACGGTCTGGATGTTTCAGTACCAGACATTTGATTTGGAAATCAGACAGTTGTTTCTTGTCCATCAGTTCTTTTGTTGTAATAACTCGTGTCACTGGACCGAATAGACCTTCAAG